CTACCTGCCAGGATTACTGCTCCGTCCCAACTTGTTCTTTCGCTAACACGCGCTTTGATCCATTCGTAACCTTGTGTAATTTTGTCCATTGTTTTCTCCTTAGTATTAATCGTGCACTCTGAAGAGCGCATAAAGTATTTATAGATTAGAGAAAAGGGGGATTGGTCGGAGATGCAGGATTCGAACCTGCGACCTTCCGCTCCCAAAGCGGACGCACTACCAGGCTGTGCTAATCTCCGGTGATGTGTGTTTGAGCAGTTTCACCACTTACTCAGGTGACGGTGCGTATACCGACCAGAGCGAGTTTAGAGTCATCTCGAGACTTCAGATTCTACTACCTCGGCATCATTTTTATGCACGAAATTAATATATCCATCTGGTTGGCGAGAACGATACTCATAATGTGAACCTTCTTCACTAAGTAGAGGAACACGTTCGCCTATGAGTTCGGCATACCATTTTCTTGAATCATAACAAGAAGTAATTAACAGTTCTTTCATCAAAATTGATAACTCATTTTTATTTCAAAAACATTCATATTCATTTCAACTCGTTCAGTCCAGTATCCGCCACCAGATGCTCTCTGTTCTTCATCATAAATTTCTATCTTAGCGGTTGGGGAGAATAATCTATATCCAGCAGACAAACTGACATTATCAGAAACATCAAACTCTACACCAACACGATACATCAATTCGTTAGAGATTTCCCAAGTAGAAGCATAACTTACCTGATCATATGGAGAAATTACATTGACAGGAATTGGTCGGTTATAAACATTGTGCCTGGAAACAAGATACGTGTAAGAAACTTCTGCAACATTATTTGTATCAGGTTTTACATCCATTATACCATACCCCGCACCTAAAGTAAATTTAATTCCTTTAGAAATTTCTTTTTGCCAACCGACTCCAAAAGAATATATATCATTCTTAGAGACAGTTTGCCCCAATAACCTAGATGTGGTATTGTAATTATATCCGCTCCATAGAAACCAATCATTTTTTTCTACTTGCAAATGGATACCACCTCTGTCTTTAAAATTAAAGACAGCATTATCATTCAATGGTTCGTTTAAACTTGCTCCGATTTGAAAAGCCAATCCTGTAAATAAGTCCATTTAATTTCTCCCTATTTTTTTCAGAATTTATGTTTCATATGTGGTGTACTTTAAAAGTTCATCACACGCTTGCACCATCTCCTTTGATGAGACATACTTCTCTACTAACTCCTCAACAGTTGATACTAGGTCGCCGTGTTCACCAATGCCAACAGGACTATTATAAACTTCAAGATTAGTTTTACATGCTTTCATATGCGCCAGATGCTTATCACGCACTGCTGCCAAAAACATATCTTTATTCGCGCTCATATTATTCTCAACCTCTCAAATTAATCTGCGTTATAACCAATCACGGAATCCCAGCGAAACGATCGCCACTGATCCAAGTCCACCTCATATACAGGTTGCACATCTTCATTTTGCGATTTAGAAGTTCCTTTGGGAAGTTTTTCTGGGGGAATAAGTTCTCTGTTCAAAGTGCCTACGATTGTGCGGATAGTTCCATCAACTTTAGTAAAGGTGATTTCACAAAGACCTGATTCTAACATTAGCAAGATATCTTTTTTCATACCGATCTCAATCCTCTATTATAAATTAATTCACCTGTTACCAAATCATGAATCTCGCGCCAACTATTCAATCGAAACGCTTGACCTTTATAATCAGCGTTGTGATCATGCGCCATCAGAATGCTTTTCAACCCGACACTTAGTCCAACATCAGCATTTTCTGGTTTATCTTCAATCCACCAGCATTCAGAATCTTTGTACTCTAAAAGTGCCTCGTCTTTATCTGCGCCACAGTCAAGAAATACATATTTGTCAAAAACAGTTGGACCAAACATCTCGCAAAGATTTTTAATGCGTAGATGCTGCGCATATTCTACATCGGTTTGGGAAGTAATGACATGGAAGATGTATCCATGTTCTTCATGAAGTTTACGAACATATTTGATTGCATCGTAGAACGGGGGGAGTTTACGAATCCAAGCAGACTCGTTAAACATACGAGTAAGTCTTCGTTTTTGAAGTGACGGGATATCGTATCTTTCTTCAATTGAATAGCAGTTGGTAGTTTTAATTCTATATCCATGTTTTTTCATCCACTGATCAAAAGAATATACCCAATCAAGAAGAACTCCATCGCAATCAGTTAGAATCAATTTATTATTCATGATAAGACAATTCCTGAAGTTACCTGTTGCCATGCTTTGACAACTTCAGCGGATGAGGGGATTACACACAGGATAGTAGACTTTTGAAAAGTAACCATTGATGTAGTATCACCTGTCATACAAACTCCTGGTGCAAATCCTGCTCCTTCTTGAGTCTGCATAAACAAACGAGGATTTTCAACAACAACAGTTGCATCTTCTTCGCTTTTATATCTACCAACTATTTCACCAGCAATTGTTACAAGAGTAACAACATCATTTTTTTCCATAATAAATTAACCTTTCATTTCATACGTTCATTTTGTTCTTTTATAATTCCTTCAATAATTGTTTCATATTGATCTTCATCTAGATATTCAATTGTAAGTTCAACTCCTTTCCTAACTCCAGCACTATGCCCTCGATGAGCTCCAATATAAAAAGATAACGCCAACAAGCCTGTTGCTATAAACGTGTGAAGTAACGGATCCATACATTTCTCCTAACTAGAAATACATTCTATTGTATTTGAGACCGAATGTCAACGCTTTTTTCCAATATTATATTTGGCTATTAGATCCCAGTTGTCTTTATCTTTGTGTGCAATAATTTTTATTTGATTTAATTTTACCAAAGGTTCTTTGATAGAATCAGGGTTCACCACCTCAATTAGATCCCATTCCGAGAGTAACTGTATAATTGCATTTCTTCTACCCTGATCTTCTTCTGAGAAATTTGTTGCCTTCCCATCAAGAGCAAACAACTCTTTAAAATGAGTGATGTAATACTTTCCTCTTTTATGAAGAATGTGACAAGATTGATATAATCTTTTCTCTTTTGGTGAAGCGATTCCAATACGAGTTAAAGTTTCTCTAACTTTTAAGAAATCGTCTTCATTGTTTAATGTTATTTCTATGAGCGAATCAACAACGTCGTTCATATACCACCCTTCTCTAATTTATTTTTTATTATTTTAATATCAGACTCAGAAAGGACGTTAAGAGCTTGTAGCGTTTTATGATCATTGTATTCGTAAAACTGCTTGACTGATTCATAATCGGCATCCTTTACAGGTTTGATCCATTTAGAAAACCTTTTCTTTTTACGGACACCGTTGAGAAAGAATTCATACTGCATTTTATGATCAAGTTCATGATAACGGTTCATCTCGTTTGCATAAACAATTGTATCATAAAAATAGGAAAGACCACGGTTCACCATAAAAGCATTATAGTTTTTCTCTGCAAGGTCATCGTTATCGGTGCCTCGCATCATATTATCTTTCGTTATATTTATGGAGTTTAAATAATCAAATGGGTTGCTCACGATTAACTCTCTCTTCTATCGCAATAAGCAGTCGTTCACACTCATCGCAAATAATTATTTCACCGTCTGACAACACTATCTTGGCAGAAGATTCGTTTACTTCATTTTTCAAACAAAGTTCGCAACTCATATTTAGGTAAACTCTACGTTTGCCATCAACTCAACCAAGCAAGCAGTCAGATTGATTTCCTGGTCTGCTACAAATGCTGCCTTATGTTGATAGTCCGCGAGGATTAGTACCAACTGCGGAATACTACCAGCAGCAACAAAATCACTGGACTTATCATAGATCTTGCGAAAGATATCTGCTGCTTCAGCATCAGAGTTTTCGCCGACCCATTTACGAACCTCAGTGAAGTTTTTATCTTTGAGAGATTTTACAAGTTTAGAGAGAGTGACTTCCTGAACATTAGAGAGGATACCAGTGTCGATAACACCGGAAACGCTGTAACGCTGGAGTTCATTGAGGACTCGGCGATTGTCAGGAAAGTATTTCTTAACAACCTCCGCGACAACTGCTTTATCAAACTGTATGTTCTGTTCAGTCAAAATCATACAAGCACGTTTGAACATTTGTGCCGCGAGACCTAGCTTATCTTCCTTGTTCAGTTTGAAGTCGATCACCGAGCATCGAGAATGCAACGGTTCAATGATACGATTCTTAAAGTTACAAGTCAGAATGAATCCGCAGTTCTTAGAGTATTCCTCCATAAAGTTGCGGAGAGCAGGTTGAGTCGAGTTAGCATTCAAATAGTCTGCCTCGTCAAGGATGACATACTTCCGACCACCTTGTAGAGAAACGGAAGAAGCAAACTGCTGAATCTGATTACGAAGTGTATCAATGTTGCCGTTCATTGAACCATTGATAACAATGTAATCACAATCAAGTTCTTCGAGCATCGCTCGGGCGATTGTAGTTTTACCTACACCCGCAGAACCTGATAGGATAAGATTAGGAATATTGCCCTGATCTACAAACTGTTGAAAAGTTTGCTTGAGTTCATCAGGGAGAATGGTATCTTTAACAGTTTTTGGTCTAAATTGTTCTGTCCACAAAAAGTCATCACGCATAATTCACCCACATCATAATAATAATAAAATTGCTCGCTGCCCCAACCCTTCGCGCCGAGCTTCGACACGTTCTTTCTTGAACGCATCCCCTTTTGTCCTTAATTAAATGAAGAGTTGCTTTCTATGCTAACCCAATATTCAATGTCATTGGACTTAAAATAAGCGAGACCATTAGATGAAATTCCCACCTTGTAGTTATCGCTCATCAATTTCAGATTCTCAGTTCTGAACACAGCAGTAAACTCTAGATCAGTATCGCCTACTGCTATGTCATATTTATCTGAATTAACATTTTTAGTGTCGCACGCGCGAAGAAGAATCTTACCATCTTCGCCTACGATTGCCAATTCAGGTAAACCCATAACACCAATTGCCTTCATTACTTCGTTAAAGTTTTCCTGTGACAGATCAAACTCAACATCAAAATTGCTGACATTGATTTCTTTTGAAGGAGGAAGTACCAACGTGCTTGGATCAGCATAGGTGTACCGAACAGAACGACCTTCTGATTGAATGCGTACCATCTTTTCTCCGAGTTCGAACGTGGGGTCTTCGAACATGGAAACAACTCCGAGGAAGCGAGGCAAATCATAAATTGCAAACTCGGATGAGATTGAGTCCGCTAGAGATGCTTTCGCTAGGAGCGTTTTGTTTTGTGAAATAGTGCGCAATACATTTCCTTCTTTAAATTGAATTGAAGGATTGATTGTAGCAAAGTTTTTAAGAACTTGAGTGGTGCGTTCACCGATTTTCATAATGTAATCTCCAATTACTTTTTCTTACCAATTTTCGAGGGATCAGCAGTCGCTGAAGCACCAACAGAAGCGAGATGCGCAAGCGAACCACCGAAAATATAAGAACCGACATGCTTCAGTTCCATCCAAGGGCACAACCAAACCTTCATACCCATTCGTGTAACATTGTAACAGAACATATAATCTTCAGACAAATATCTATTAGAATATTCCTCACGAACTATACCATACTTCTTTTCAGAGAGAAAGTCAATAACTTCTTGTTTAGTCGCCTCAGGATTTTTTTCATAGAACGCAGTGATTTCAGGTACAAGATTTTGTGACTTATCATCAATCAATGCATCAAAGTATGCCATGATTTCTCGAGTGCCATCAAATGCTTTCGTTCTAACGTGATCTGGTTTGTAGTAAAATTGCGGATATACTTCAGCATATTTTTCAAAAGTTTTGCGTTGGATTAACATAAAACCAGTTCCGCCTTCCATTACTTGGCAAGGTTCGCCAATCTTAATAGAACCAGATCCCGAGATAGGATTGAACACATAGTCGCCAACAAAATTTTCTAGTTCGTTAGGATTTTCATCCGCAGCACCCATATCTACTGCTGCTTTAATTTTCTCCCATGAAATAGTTTTCTTTGGATATGGTCCACACAAAACATTATATTCTTCGTTTTGTACAGACAGAGCCAGCATTGCAATTACATCGTCTGCTTTAAACCCAATGTCTGAATCAATAAACATCAGATGAGTACAATCTGATCGCATAAATTCATCAGCGCAGTAGTTTCTGGCACGAGTAATCAATGACTCATTAAACAAAAAATAAAACTGCAGAGGAATACCGTATTTGGTACACAGCGCAGTTAAGTCTGCTATAGATTTGGTAAACACACCAGCGCATTGCCCTCCATACATTGGTGCTGCCAAGAACAGTCTCTGTTCTCTGAGTTTTTCTACTGGACAATTTATTTCCATTACAACCTCGCTACTTTCTTCAATTGTTTGATTTTACGATTAATCAATTTTGCCTTTCTTTTGCCTTGATTGACATGATATGGATTTGCTCTACTCAAATAATCCAAACCATTCAAATGATCCAATTCATGCTGATAACATCTGCCAAGAATCTCATTCAACTTCATTGTTTTTATTTGACCGTGCTGATCAAAAAACTTTGCTCTAATGGCAGAAGGTCTTCTTATTTTAACATATAATGATGGATATGTCAAGCAACCTTCTGACATTAATTCTGTTTCATTTGAAAAATAAGTCACTTCTGGATTAAAACAAACTAATTTTTCTGGTTCAGTATTCATCACAAACACCCGATGAGGCAATCCTAACTGATTCGCAGACAATCCGAGTCCCTTATAATGAACAAGGTTCTCTAATAAAGTTTCTGCTAATTCCGATGGATCGGTGGGTGGATTTGAGAAATCAAACTTTTCCAGACTCCTCGAGAGCATTTCGTTGCTCGGAGGCACTAGGTTCATAATCATATGCAGTCTCCACTTCAATCACTTTAAATTGATCATCTGTCATTTTTAAATCACGTTTGGCATAAACTTCGGCAGATTCTTCGTCCATAAAAAGCTTTAACACTTTCTTAGAACGAGAGAGTTTCATATCAATAACATCATAAAACACTCCGCTCGTTTGTTCTTTAATTTGTGTAACAAGTTTATAAGGCATATATTTCTCCTACGCAGCAATCTGTGAGAAGTTCTTGATCTTCTCAAATCTAATGTTAGAGTGAAATTTATCGAACAACTGATCACCCTTGTGACTAATTACAAACACGTTTGTATCCTTATTCAGATCAGTGATGATCTTAAGGAATTCATCCGTTCCTGTTGTATCGAGAGAACTGTCGAACACTTCATCCATAATCAATAGATTGGTGGTAGAGGAGTTACGAAGTTTCGCTACTGCCCTCCAAGTAAACAGTAACGCCAAGTCGATACGCATCTTCTCGCCTTCTGAGAATGAATCGTATGTGAACTCATCTCGAAACCGCGACTTGATTTTTTCATCAAAGTTTTCATCAAGTTCAAACTGTACGAAGAAGTCCATCGCGGCAAGATATTTATTCATCAGTTTGTTAATGATTGGAACATACTGGCGAATGATTTTGGTTTTAATACCGCCATCCTTTAGCAGCGAGTATGCGATATCATACTGTTCTTTCTTCGATAATAGTTCTTTTTGGTTCTTAACCTCTCCCTGCAAGTCCGCACGGAGTCCGTCAAGATCGTTTGTTGTTTCATCAGAGTCATCCTTCAACTCTTCTCGCAACTTTTGCTGCAGGTCTTCCACGGACTTTCGAGAGTGCATCAGAGTACTGTTTGATGATATAATCTCAGTATTCAGTTCACTAATCTTGCCTTGTATCTCGTAAATCTCATTGAGTCTTGAATTGATAATATCGTACTGTTCTTTCGCCTTCTCAATACCTTCTTCAAGTTCTTTCTTCTTATCGTTTTGACAAGACAAATGTTTTGATACAAAGTTAGAGTCAATCTCTTGTTTACAGGTCGGACACTCTTCATTAGTATCGAAGAACTCAATCTCTTTGATAATACTATTCAACTTGTGTTTCAGTTGATAACTATACTTGTCCATCTTTTTAGTGCGAGCATCGAGCAGTTCTTTATCAAGTATAGAATGCTGTAGTTCCTGTACTTGTGTATTCAAAGACTCTATGAGCGATACCGTTTCGGTCGCTTCTGCGGTAATCTCTGCAATCTTTTCTTGTATCGACTCACGGTTCAGGCGTTTCATCGACTGCACTTCATTCAGGTGTTTACGAGTCAGTTCTATCTTTTGTTCGAGCAGTTCTATATTGTGTTTAGAATTACCAACCTGTTCTTTGTTCTTGTTCATTTTTTCTTTCAACAAAATATTCATCTTAGTGAATATCTCAATTTCAAGTAGGTCTTCAATCACCGCTCTGCGATCGTATGGTTTCAACTGCATGAACGGAGTAAAATTAGCAGAACCAATCACTACAATTTGCCCGAACGATTTGTGGTTGAGTTTGAGAATATTCTTCTCGAGATATTCTTGGTACTCTCGGATACTTGCGTTCTGATCTACCAGTGTACCATCGCAAATAATCTCAAACACCGCAGGTTTAATACCGCGACGAATCAAATAACTTTTGTTCTTAACAGAAAACTCAATCTCTACGAGGCAGTTCTTATTTGTGATACTGTTAATCAACTGCGGTTTGTTGATGTTCCTATATGGTTTACCATACAACGCGAAAGAGATAGCATCAAGCATGGTAGATTTACCTGCGCCATTCTCTCCAACAATAAGTGTAGACGGGGACTTATTCAGTTTGACTTCAGTAAACTGATTTCCCGTTGAAAGAAAATTCTGCCAACGTACAGATTTGAAATATATCATCTAATAATTTCTACTTCACTTTCAGTTTCTATGACAACACGAGCACCGCAAGGAAGAATAGGTTTACCGCTGCCAGAATACTTAACGCAACTATCCCCAAGAATTCGTACTTCACTACAGTACGTGTTTGTCTTTCCTCGTTTGACTGTAATGACTGGATCTTCCGTCCCATTTTTCAAATTACTCCGAATTTTGTGTTGATTCACATGTATATAAGTTTTCATTCCACACTCAACGCATCGTGGTATAATTCATAAAATAAATTCTCAACTGGTTTGGGATTGTCCAGATTGAGATTGCCGATATACTTTTTGATGATAGAAACAGTATCTTCCGCTTCATCAATTATATCGGAATCATCTTCAATGTCAAGATTAAAATTATCCTCGACAACCTGTAGATGCGCTGGCAGTTGTAAATTCAACTTATCTACGAACACGTCAAACAAGTATGGATTGTTCTTTTGTTTCACCACAACCTTCACATACGTGTCCTTGATATAGGAAAAGTCTTGGTCTAACATTTCCTGCTCAGTCTTTTCAGTATCGTCATAAAAAACTTTATAGAACATTCTATACGGATTCTTCACATATGTCAAGTCATTTTTCTCAGTATCGTAAATATGAAACCCGCGATCATCATTGTAATCGGACCATGTCATTTCATAGGGCGAACCAAGATAGTGTACATTATCTTTAGAGGACTTGTGATGAAAGTGCCCTGAGAAAACGTAGTCAAACTTTGCGAACTCTTTATGAGATAATCCGTGGTCGTTAACTGCTCCTCGGTACATCTCGAATCCAGCAAGTTCTAAATGTGACATCATTATCGAAGAATTAGACTGCTGAGCAGCAGACATACAAACATCATAGTTTTCACTATTGATCCATGGCATCATTAAGAAGTTAGTTCCCCCGATATTCACATCAGTTGGATCATCGTACACGTGTAGGTCAGGATATTCCTGAAGCAAAAGACTAGGAGCATTGACTCGGTTGGTGTTCTTAAAATAAATGTCGTGGTTGCCTACAATGCAATGTAGCGTAAGATTGCGTCGACTAATTTCATCAAACCAATAATCGCGGCAACGAATAAGAGTGTCGAAATTAACATACTTCCGGCGATCAAATATATCACCAAGTTCAATAATGGTTGTAATACCTTGTTCTTCAAGATAAGGAAAAAAGAATTCTTTGTAGAATTTTGCAAAGAATTCGTGGAAGTGTAGTGAGTCATTTCGAACTCCGAAATGTTGATCCGTAATCAAAGCAATTTTCATTATCAATCCTCAATAAATTTTTCAACACCCTTCGCCTTTTTATTCTGTGTCGGTTTTTTCTCATATTTTTCAAGAATAGGTTTCATTTTTTCATTCGTGATATTGAAGTTGGCATAAGGATCGCCTTCTTCATCAGAAAGATCGCACTCTAACATGAAAGCTTCTAGCGACTTGTACTTGATATATGTTTGCTTTTTTTCTTTCTCAATACGCCGAAGGAAAGCATACCAAACGATTTGAGTAAAATAAGCAAAAGGATTATTAGATTTTTCTGGATTAAAACTATGTACTGCGTTCACGCAATTCTCAATAGCATCAGAAACCATTTCGTCTTTGTAGGTGTACCCAACAAAATTTGCTTTGTTAGAAAGTTTGGTGGCAATTAATATAAATGCTTCTCCAATTTTATCAGGTATTCTTGGAATAGATTTATCCTGTTCTTCAGCGATTCGGCAAGATTCTCTATAATCTACCAATGCGCTATAAAATTGTTTATTATTTAAATATTCTGCCATATCAAACCTCTTATTGTATCACAGTGTTGCTATAGTATAACTCTTCCATTGCTAAAAGAATTTCTTGTTCATCGGAACTTTCAATATCATCCTGCTCTATGTGGTAGGATTCAGGAATATGATTAACTTGCCTTTCATAAGAAGATTTTAACAATCTTAAATTTTTATTATAATATGAAACTAATTCATCAATTGGATCATAAAATATCTGGGCAATCATATCCCTTTTAAACCAAACATCAAAACTTTTTGACAGAGTGCAATACTTTATCAGAGCAATTGCTGGAGACCCGTCTCGAGACATATGATATCTTACAACGCAAGCATCTCCAATGTCAACGCCTTTATCGTTTTCATTCTTCAAAATGCCCATAATGTCATGACCGTTTCTTAATCTAACTATTACATGGTGCATTATTCAATACCTATTTTGTAAAATTTATATTCGAACTTTTCTTCATCATAAATCTTAACACGTTCAATCAAATGTCTCATAGTGAAGTTAAGTTTTTTTCTCCAAGTAAGGTCGTCAGCAATATCATACAGAGTCGCCCGATCTTTCGTTGTTGACCTTCTCAGTGCCCTACCTATTGACTGAAGATTTCGTATCTTAGACTTAGAAGGAGAGGCAAAAATAACAGAATGTAAATTTCGTATGTTGACGCCAGTCGAGAAAGTTCCATAAGAAGCAATGATAATTGCGTTGTTTTCTTTCTCAACAATATGTCGTATTTCATCTCGTTCCTCTCCCGAAACTCCGCCATGTACAAAAAACACATGACGATCTTCAGTACTATCCTTTATCATATTATACAGTAATTTTCCGTGTTTGTCAACGTATTGAAACAATAGAAGTGTATTACCATCCAAAGATAAAGCAAGGTTTTTTATAAATTTATTTCTACCTTCGTGTGACACAAGAAAATCAATTTCATCCTGATACCTGAGACCGTTGATAACTTTTTTATTTTCATCAGAATAACCAAGAGTTAGTATCTTAATCTGAAAGTCAGCAAGGTGTTCTTCGTCCATCAACTTTTTGGTTGTAGTTACCTGATTGACTGGGCCGAATAATCCTTCTAGTACAAGTTTGTGAGTTTTTGTACCATCAAGCGTACCAGTAAAACCGTATCGGTATTTACAGTCTGTAAGTTTACCCATGATATTGGACAGCGACTTCGATTTAAATAAATGCGCCTCATCGCCGACCACAACGTCAAACCGAGAGAACCAAGTCTTTGGTAATTTATAGATAGACTGCCAAGTAGTGATGACAATTGGTTTATCGGTTTCTTTATCTTGCCCTGAGAAAACTTTGTGACAATACTTATCAGACTTAAAACCATAGTCAGCAAAGTCAGAATACATTTGATGTACTAAGGTTGTGGTTGGTACAATAATCAAAGTTTGCTTCAGGTAATACCGAAGTATCATGTATATAATAAACGATTTGCCAGATGCAGTGGGAGAAAGAAATAAAGCACGAGAGCAACGTACTGCGTCAACGAATGCATTGATCTGATAATCTCTCGGTTCAAGAGTAAACTTTTGTTTCGCAAGAAACTCTTGAGCTTCGACAAGAGAGTAATTGATCGAAGAATTATCATACGCATATTCATATGTGTAACCTCTTTCCTTGGCAAAATGTTCAATATATTTTTCTAGTCCGGCATAGATTGTGCCGTTCATAGCATTATACAATCTCACTTTACCATCCCATGCCTTGCACTTATATGCTGGCATGAACTTATATCCTGGAACAAAAAAAGTGAAGTAATCTGAGAGTTCTTTCATGATGCCCATGTCGTCCATGGTCACGCGAATGTATACTTCATTTGGTTTGTCAATTAAGATGTCCGTCATAAACCTGCTTGCATTTTCTTAAAGTCAACTGCCGCTCTGACATGCCATCCTAAATTATGAATGGTCTTGATGATTGAATCAAGAACTTCTATTTTCTCTTGCTGATAGGCGACTCGTAAATTCATTTGTATGATATCGGAGTCTCCGTCTAAGTACATGCCTACATCGGAACGAAGTATCTTACCTTTTGCTGGTAATTTCCAACCCATATCAAGTTGTTCTTGGGTTGGTCCATCAGTATAAAATTCGTACTTGTCCAGTTTTAAAACTTTCGCTTCCGACTCTAATTTTTTTAATACTAATTTTTCTTTAGATAAAATTTCGTAATATTTGTGGTGGAGTTTAGCAATTTCTAATGCGGTACTATCAAGTGCTATTTGATCTAACTGTGAGTCTTTCGACCACTCATGATGTATTTCTTCAAGTTTCATAGGTATTCTTTCTCTATCGAAAGGAATATTATACTATACTTTTATACAGATTTAAATGTATAATTCTGAAATCTAAACGAAGCAGTTGCTTCTATATGCTCAATGGTAGTATCTCTAGCGTCTAGAGTGATAGGTGAAAGACTAACAGGAAAACAATCCTCAATAAAAATTTGTATATTAGGATTCATTGCGCTCGATAAGATTGTCAAAGTTGCATCTGAAAGAAGTCCGTCACCGGACGCTAAAGGTTTCTTTGCTAGATTAGAGAACTGTGAATGATTTGATGGGAAACCAAGAGCAGTAATCCAATCAAAAATTTCCAAATAATTAGTCATGTCTTCATTAATTTTGAAAATTACTTCAAGTTCTCCGTACTCAAGGTGATCCCCATACATAGGAACCTTTTTCATTGGGTTCGGTATATCGAACGTGCCTAATTGTACCCCTGGGAGAATAATAGATTGAATGAAGAAATTCATGTCGGGAGTTTTCTTAATTGAAAAATTAAACCCAACAGGAGAAAGCATATTTTTATTTAATGGATCTGTCATATTTTAACCCACGAAAAGATTTTTAATTGGTTCTCCAAAATTTGCCAACACCGCAGAAAACGATGTAACGCCAATAATTCCCAAGACCAACCACTTCGTTTTAAAGTCATCAACTTCTATACGGAAACCAATAAATTCATTTCCTAGTATTCTAATGCTCATCTCAAAAGCAC